TGGTGATTAAACCTGTCTTATCTGTTAATCCACTCGTTCCTGATGAACCAGCTGTACCTGATGTACCTGATGTTGCTGAACTAAATGATGTTCCATTCAATGTTAATGAACCTGATATATTAACTGAACCTGTAAAGTTTGAGTTATTATTATTATCAATTCTTAAAGCGTTTCTTCTTGAACCTGCACCTGTTCCTGTTCCAACAACAAATACTGTCTCTTGTGAACTTTCTTGTAATGAACCTGTTGCGTTAAATCTACCGAAGAACGCTGAACCTCCTATTGTTGTTGATGTGTTTGACGCTGAAACAATTAAGTTTTGTCCCAATATTGCGGTTGCTACTAAATGACCCCCTGTAAATGAACCACTATATATACTATTAACTTCATTACTTCTACCATAAATAATGTTTTGTCCAACTGTTCTTCTTGTTCCACTATTAGAACCTGAAACTGTGAGACTATTAGCTAAGCCACCAAATGTGTTTTGACCTACTGTAATATTATTTACCGCTGTTGAAACCGATGATGAATAGTTATTACTAACAGATATACCACCACCTAAATTACCTTGATAAGATATTGATGAACTATTATGACTTAATGTTGTGGTGTTAGTAAAAACATTATTAATAATACTTGTATTTAATCCTAATGTTGTTCTACTTGCTATTGAACTAAGCGAACCTACGTTTAAATTACCAGTCATACTTACCGAACCAGATGGGTGACTAATAAAAATTGTTCCTTGACCAATATTATTTTGTAAAGTTGGTTTTGTTAATGATGATGTTGTAAATCCTAAATTAACATATCCACCCAATATATTACTATTAATCGTTGGTAACATCACAGATGATGTTGAAACTAATATACCATTTTGTGTTGATGGTTGTCCGAATAAAATATTATTACTACCACTTAAATACGCTTTATATCCAGGGTCTGAAGTATAATTTTCATTAGGTATTAACCCATTCATTATAATATTATTGGAACCTGTAATACTCCAACTACCAGTTAATTCTAATTGAGTTGGTATTGAACTTTCATTAAAACCCATTATAATATTACCACCTGCTTCTGAACCTGTTATTCTAAATGGTACTGTTTGTCCTGATTGTGCAATAAATATATTACCACCAAAATCTATTAATGAACCTGTAATAGATTGAGTTGTTGATATTGAACCTGTTGTGATTAAACCATTTCTATCACCACTAACAGGAACACCATTAACAAGGTATTGTCCTGTTATATCTATTGAACCTGTAACATCTAAATCTCTTAATACTGTTACAGTTCCATCTGTATAGTTTGCTTTATTTTGGAAACCAAATACAGCAGCGTAACTATCTAACGCATCATTATTAACATATATAGCAGGACCTTTTGTCCATCCACTAATTCCACCACTTGATGGGTCAACTGAATATCCAATTTCATCATTTGTTGCTATAACATTATTAAATATTGCTAATGGGTTCAAAGCTGCACTTAATGTAGGTGTTGTTACTGTAACACTAGTTGACCTAATATTTGTATTACCAGCTGAACCTGATATGAATATACGAGGTTGTCTTGTTCCACCAGTATCCATATTACTAATCAACATCTGTCCGTTTAAGTTAATATCATATTGACCTGAACCTGAAACGTTTAATGAACCTGTAATTTTTGTTGTTCCATTTACATCTAATGAACCTGTTATACCTACATTGTTTGTGGTGTTCCATACTGAACCTGTTAGTGCGAATAAACTATCGCCACTTGTTCCTGATGAACCTGATGTTCCACTTGTACCATCAATACCTGAAGTACCACTTGAACCTGACGTTCCTGATGTTCCATCAATACCACTTGTTCCTGAAGAACCTGATGTACCTGACGTTCCATTACTTCCTGATGTTCCACTTGTACCATTACTACCTGAAGTTCCACTAGTACCTGATGTACCACCTGAACCTGATGAACCTGAACCACCACTTGAACCTGAAGACCCTGACGTACCACTACTTCCATTAGAACCTGACGTTCCTGATGAACCACTACTTCCATTAATACCACTTGTACCTGATGTACCATTGGTTCCGTTTGTGATTGGAACATTGTTTATAAAGAATGAACCTGATATGTTCACACCTGTAAATGACATTTGTAATGGACTATTATCTCCATCACCTGTTTGTATTGTTTGTAATGTATTAGTTAATCCTTGCGTACTATCGGTCATTTTTAAAAGACCTTGATACGAACTACTTACATATTGATTTGTTAATTGACCCATATTAATATTTTTTGTTTTATACTTTTCTCCATACTGTTGATATTGTGTTCCATAATTCCGCTAACTCATACCACTTCTTATTCTCCACCACGAATGGTAATTCAGGAAGAACACATCTATTATAATCAAACGGTTGTGTTAATTGTAAGTTCATTGTCCATCCACCTAATACTGTTTCAAACCTTTCTAAGAATGGGTCACACGTTGCGTTCCATTCTGATTCATACTCACTCAAATACAATACTGTAAAAATATCCTTACAAATTTCTAATCCATCATTCATCACATCTCGTTGATTTGAATAATCATCTTCCACTACATCTGTTATTATTATTTGAAAGTTATATATCATTTCATTCTGTGCTAATGTTGCTTGACCTGGCACTATCCACATCCTACTATAGAGTGGTTCTTTCTCGGTCTCAATATCTAATGTCAATTGTGCAACATCACCAAACCCATATGAATTAATCTGTTCGTGTGCTCTTGCTATCTCTTTTAAATCATCCAATATTAATTTGTAAGTAACTTCATTAACTGATGTTGGTAATGTTAATCCTGATATTGGTAATACACAAGAATTATAATCAAACGGTTGTTCTATTGTTATGTTTAAAGTCCATCCACCTAATAATGTCTCATATCTTTCTAAGAATGGTTCTGCGGGACTACTCCATAATGGTTCATAATCTATACTGAATCCACCGAATGTTTCTGTATATGATTGATATAGGATGGTCCATACATCTTTTACTGTCTCTAATGTGTCACTCATCACATCTTCCTGATTTGAAAGGTCTGCGTTGATAATATCACATATAATAATAGAGAAATTATAGTCCAATCTATTCTGTGCTAATACAGTTTGACCTGGTACCACATACATTTTCATATATACAGGTTCTTGTTTGGTCTCTATATCCATTGTAAGTTGGGTAATATCTCCATATCCAAAAGAATTTATCTGAGGATTATGATACGCAATACCACTTAAATCTTGAATAACTTGTTTGTAGTTCACCATATAACTATAAATATAAAAAAAACAAAATCGTATTATGAATTACGTGCTTGTTTCATAAGACGGTCCTGTTCTTGGTCGTAGTTTATTAAATAAGAAACTTGATTTAGAACTTCCACCACCGTTTTTTCGTAGACGTACTCGTGTTTTGTAAAATCATTTCCAGCCAATTTATTGACGATAATGAACCAACCGTAGACCGATTGAAAAGAGCGGCTATAATTATCTTCCTCAAACTCCAAATTAGTTTCATCCTCATCCACATTGACAGTCTCGGTATTGAAGACAGCTGGAAATAATTGGAATATCTGTTTGCGTAATTGATAAAAAAAAACTGAGCCGATAATATGACACCTACATCTAATTTATTCTTGAACAGTTCGGACCTTATCTTCATACTTTTAATATCGTATTTCTCAATATCAAAATCGTGTTTGGACCTTTCATTTGTAATTGGTCTATACATAATTGATGTGAGGATATGTAGAAAGTCCAATAGTTCATCTTCTTTCTTACTACTGATGGTGTCCATATCCACAAACTCAGCAAACGATAAATCCTCCCACTTAGGAAAGAATCCATAATGAACACCATCCAATTCAAACCTATCTTTAAATGGTGGTCTTTCTTGTGGTATAAGTTTTATAATTTCTGACGCAAGGTAATTAACCTTTTCAAAATCTGTCTCTAACAAATCCTCAATTGGTGCTCCTGTAAATAAGTTCACCAACTTGGCTGCGTAATAATCGTCTGAGAATAAATCCTTCAACTTATACATCTTAACATAATGACCTATCGTCATAAGTTCTGGTATCTCGTATTGTTTATCCTCTATTGTAAATTTTATCATATGAAACTAATTGAATATTTTCCTGTTGTTTTATGGTTGGATACTTCAAATAACATCTTCATCATTACTGCATCTGAAATATCGGGAGATGAACCTAATATCTTTTTCATCTCATCCTTACTGTGAACCCCTATCTTATTATCTTTATCTGTGTCCTTTAATCTTACACTTAATAGTTCTTGTGTTAATGTGTCTATTGTATTTGGGTCCATAACATTTACACTAATCTTTCCCTCCTTAAACATTTCACTTAGTTTAATATAACATTGTGATTTTAAATTGGTATAGTTTTGTTTATGTAATGGACTTGCATTGTTTATAAAGTTCTTTCCACGTATTTGGTCTGCTACACCTCCACCAACGCCATCACTATCTACTACAATGTTTTGAGGATGTACCCCGTATTTCTGTATTAGACCCCTTATTTCTTCACTCAATTCTGTTGTTGATAGTTTGGTATAGGTAAGTATTTCCGTTATAACATTACCCACCCAAATCACTACTACTGACCTATCACTACCGAACCTCGCAACGTCCACACTCATAAACTTTTTATCATCTACATTTGGTGGTGTCTTGAATATACTTGAACTGATTATATCAAAATCAAATAGACTATCTTCTTCCTGTTCGTAGTTCCAATCACCTAAGTATAAACGTTTCATTTGTTTTGGTGGTAGGTTCTTTAGTATATCCAAATATTCAGGGGGTAAGAATTTGTTGTCACTCGGTAACGCTTGTATAAATATTTTTGTCTTATCCAATGTCCCTTGTATATGTGGTAAATAAAACTCTTGCTTCAACCACGATTGAGATGGGTTACAAGACATAAAGAGTGTTGGTTTTAATTTATACTCATTAATCTTATATCTTAATAATGAACGGACCACATCATACGCTTGTCTTGATACTTGTGCTACCTCATCTATAAACGCAATAGTTATTTCTAATCCTCCCAATGAATCGTAGTTGGGGTCTGATGGATTGTATTGTAAATCTCTAAACACTATCTCACTACCATTAAAGAACTTTAATTCGTTTGATTGTTGGTTATATGTATAATGTTCAGGATTAATTCCACACTCCTTGAATAGGTCTAATAATGTCTTTATAGTGGTAACCCTTAATTGTGTTAATACTGTTCTTCCTATCAACGCCCTAATACCAGGATAAGTAAGACACATATATAGAACCCATACAGTACCCAAATAGGATTTTCCACTTCCTTTCGCACCACCATACAGAACTTCACGATGTGTTTTATCAAGTAAGATTTTAAATGTTTCAGATTGTTTCTTAGTTAAGTTTAAGTTTATTTCCATTAGTTATGTACGTATAATATTTTATCTATTTTACCTACCTTACCGGTCTTATATTTGTTTATGTAATTAACAAACTTAAAGTCCGCCTGATAACTACTTGTAATTAATCTTAGGTCACCAATGATGGACCTTCTTGTCATAAAGTTTCCTATATCAATATATCCTTCCGCTATTCTTGATTTTATAGGTTGATAGTCATCCCTTTTCATATCGTGTACTAAATCACAATACACTAAGTCCTTTCCTGTCTCACCCACTTGTAAAAAATTATCTACAAAAGTTGGAACATAATAGTTGTCTTCTCCTGTCATTACAATCCATTCTTCTTGTGCGTGGTCCAATCCGTAATTTCTCGGTGTGTGTCCCCAATCACTATTACATTCAGGTAAATTGGTGAACTTAATCCTATCATCGTTAATGAACATTAGGAACGAATTAACAAGGTCCAAATTCTTTTGAGGTACATTATCACCCACGATGTGAATCGTCCAATTAGGGTTGGTTTGTGAAAGAATAGAACATACTATTGTATATAGAAGTTCTGACCTATCATAAGTTGGAATAATAAATTCTATCTTACTCATCTATCTTTTCATTTTGTTCCTTTATTGGTAAGTTCCTTGATAGATGTGCTAAGTGTGTTATACGTTGTTCATCGGTCATCGTAGCCATCTTTCTCATTTGTTTCTCATACATCTTCTTTACCTCTTGTTGTTGCTTTCTTTTGTGTCTTCTTTCTGTTCCCATATATATTTATATATTTTATTCAAAAACGACATTTTAAGGGTAGTCAACCCAAAAAAATTATTCTAAGTTTATGTTTATTGCAATTGGATTCCCACCACTTGTAATGTCTACCTTCTTAACTTCTAATTGATATACCTTAGCAATGTCTGCAAGTACCTCACGTTCTGTTCGTTTGTTATTATCATCTCTACATCTCTTTAACAAATCGTATAATTGATTTAGATGATTCTCTAATATTTCTTCCTGATTGTTTTTAAATCTTTCTTTCAATCTATCCCTTCCTTCTTTCCATAATCTTTCTGCGTGACGTTCTGTTATTTTAAATTCTTTTGCTGCTTTACTTGCAAACTCACGATAAGATAAATGTTCGTACAACATCATATAGAACACTCGTTCCATTACTTGTTCAAACTCCAACTCATCGGTCTTTCGTCCTTTTTTTATTTCTTTAGATTCCATTATATTAATTTTAATGTTTGTGTTATATAATAATCCAACTTGATATACGCTCTATTCTTACAACAACTATATACTACATCCTCGTTGAATATCTGTTTATAAATACTATTGGCTCTATCCTTATACTCTTGTGTTGCACCTGATGATTTTAATACCATATGTGCAAACAATAAATCTTCATTGGATACTCCATTAGTTATTGGTTGTTCCTGTACTTTCTTCTTCATTGTTAATTGGTTCTATTATATCTATATTATTGAAGTGGTCTATTTCTTCTATTGGTAATACCACCGGTTTTGGATTTAATATAGTTGGTGGTCTTTTATCCTTGCATCCACATCCCATCACTAATTGTTTAATTTGTTTATTATGTCGGTTTTAACCTGCTTTCTTATTTCATTAATATAACGAGAAATACTTGTTTTTGGTATATTTGTTTTACGAGATACTGCGTTCATACTTCTATTAAGTGATAAGTACATATCTAATAATGATTTTTTAAACCAATCTAATTCTGAATAATTCTCCTCCAACAATTGATATATCTGTTCCGTTTCAAATTCTTCTTGTTCATATGATAAATCCCAACAGGTT